TAAATTCAAGAACTTGCTACGACTGAAGGAAGAAAATTTAGATTATATATTTTATATGGATGCTGACACAAATGTAAATAGGCTTTTTGATGATACGTGGATGCTGGGCGAAGTCGTGGGCGCAGAACACTTTGGTAATCAGGATTGGATGAAAGATGTCAAAAGCTTTGATAGAAATCCTAAGTCTAAAGCATATGTGCCTTTCGATACAGACTTACCGCAAACATATTATCATGGGGCTTTCTTTGGTGGTACAAAAGCAAAAATTATGGAGATGGCTGAAGTGTTGCTAGAGTGGCAAATAGAAGATAAGAAGATACCATACGAACCGGGAGTTAACGACGAGAGTTATATGAATGCTTATTTCCATTATAATAATCCAACATCAACAATCCTCTATAAAGACTTTCAGTTTACAGTAAGCGATGGTGGAGGCATTGAAGAGAAAAGAAATTCAAACTTAAATGTACAGCATTTAATTGATGGGGCTAGAGACAACAAGGATAAACTTTGGGATATTCAAAAGAACAGGATAGTGGTAAATGACTAAAAAAGCAATCATCACAGGCATAACTGGACAGGATGGAAGCCATCTTGCAGACTTACTCCTTGAGAAGAATTACGAAGTTATAGGAGTAGCTAGAAGATGTAGTGTAGACACTACACAACGAATAAAACATCTATCAGATCATTCCAAATTCAAATTAATCGAAGGGGATATAGCAGATGTCAGTAGTGTAATAAATATATTTAAAGATAACGATAATGTAGATGAAGTCTATAATCTAGCAGCACAATCGCATGTAGCAACCTCTTTTAAACAACCAGCATTAACTTGGGATATTACTGGTAAAGGATGCTTAAATTTGCTACAGGCTTTACTAGATCTAGATCTACGAAATGTAAGATTTTATCAAGCTTCTTCAAGTGAGATGTTTGGAAGTTCATACGATGTCAACGAGCATGGGGAGAAATATCAAAATGAAGAAACTAAGTTTATGCCAAACTCACCATATGCTATCAGTAAGTGCGCTGCCCATCATTGTGTTCGCTTATTCCGTGATGCTTATGCTTTTCATGCTAGTTCTGGTATTCTTTTTAATCACGAAGGTCCACGGCGTGGCGAAAACTTTGTTACGCAGAAAATTGTCAAATGGATTAAAAATTACAAACAGTGGATAGATAAAGTAGCTGGTAATGGTCCGAAAACTTATGATGCAGATAATATCTATTCTGATTTCAAATTATCCTTTCCAAAACTACGACTTGGAAATTTGGACGCTTATAGAGATTGGGGATATGCTGGCGATTATGTAGAAGCAATGTGGATGATGGTTCAGAAAGATACACCAGACGACTATGTTATATGTACTGGAAAAACTCATACTATCCGTGAATTCTTGGACATGGCATTTAGTCAAGTAGGAATCAAAGATTGGGAAGGTCTTGTAGTAATAGACCCAGAATTTTATAGACCATGCGAAGTGGACTACCTCAGAGGGGATTGCTCTAAGGCAAGAAAAAAACTTGGATGGAATCATAGCTGCAATCTAGAAGGGTTGGTAAAATTGATGTTAAATGCCTAACTATAGAATGTCATTAGACCTGTCTGATCTACAAAAAGAGTTATCTTCATATGATCTTAGAGAATATAGATTACCCTTTACGTTATACATACTAGAGGCTGACAATCCAGACGAGGCTTGCCATGAAATACTTAGGAGAATACAAGGCTCAATAATGAAGCAATCTACATCTATCGAAAGTAGAATATTATGCAGGAAAATAAGACGATACATGAGACTAGATAAAGTAGAATGCTTATGAGAAGAAACTACGACGATCCAATATATAAAGACTTTAGAGTTAGAGTACTTAAACGAGATAAGTTCAAGTGTAAGATGCCGGGGTGTAAAAATAAAAAAAATTTACAAGTCCATCATATATCAAAGTGGTCTGGAGCTTCTGCTCTTAGATATGAAATCTCAAATGGAATAACATTATGCAAGCACTGCCATAAGGAAATAACTGGAAAAGAATCCCACTACGAACATTTATTTAGAGAAATAATTAATGAGTAAATACAAACAAGCACCCGACTTCACTGTCATAAAAGATACCCGCGAACAAGATGGGTATTATTTTAGTAAATTTAATACCTGTGCGGGTATGATAGAACATAAACTTGATACTGGAGATTATTCTATAGAAGGTCTAGAGGATAAAATCTGCATAGAAAGAAAAGGCTGTGTAGAAGAACTAGCCCAAAATCTTGGGTCTAAGAAGCCTACTTTCCTAAAAGAGATAGAACGTATGGAAAGCTTTCCACATAAGTACATGGTCCTAGAATTTGGATTAGAAGATTTGATAAAATTTCCAAAAGAAACTAGAATACCAATCAAAAACAAGGCTGCTGTAAAAATTACCGGAAGATACATGCTCAAGTGTTTGATAGAGTTTGAGCTGTATAATGACATACATGTTCTTTTCTGTGGAGATAAGCATACTGCGTTTTTGGCAGTCAGCAGCATATTCAAAAGAATTAATGAGATGTACACCATTGGGAGAAAGTCATGAACAATGCAGATAAAGACTTGCTTTATGACCTACATAACTATGGAGCAAACATAGATACCAGAGAAATATTTTTACATAATTATTACGCATCAGACGACGATAACCCCGGTGTAGAGTATAAGATGTCTAATAACTTTTTAAAGAATATTAGAGCATTAGAAATTAAGTCAGCAAGCCCTATAGTTATACATATGCAAAGTGTCGGTGGGGAATGGTCAGATGGAATGGCTATCTATGATGCTATAAGTATGTCTAGATGTCATGTTACAATGATTGCTTATGGTCAAGCAGAGTCAATGAGTAGTATAATATTTCAAGCAGCCGATAAAAGATTCATAACACCCAATACGTACTTTATGTCTCATTACGGAAGTACCGCTGCTGGCGGTGGATACTTAGATGTGCAAAATTGGGTAAAATATGAAAAATATATTTGCGACATAATGATTGACATATATGCTGGTAGTTGTGTTGGCGGTAAATTCTTTAAGGAAAAATATGGATCTAGTCCAGACTTAGATAAAGTTAAAACATACTTAACAAGAAAACTAAAATCTGGAGATTGGTATATTAATGCAGATGATGCTGTTTATTATGGTTTCGCAGATGGGGTTATAGATTCGTGGCAGAACATAAAATAAAATCTATAAACGAAGCTTGGCTAGGCTTGGAATCTTTAGATGTAGATTTCTTTAATCCAATGTCTATACTTAGAGCTTCAGATGATGATTTCAACATGAAGCTGGCTTGGCTTATGACAAGACCAGAGTATTTGTCTTTCTTAACAAAGCATATACTAAATGTGCAACTTCTTCCATCTCAGGCTGTTTTCTTAGAAGAGATATGGAAAAGAAAATTCCCTATGCTTATTGCTAGTCGAGGTTTTGGTAAATCATTTATGCTTTCTTTATACGCTGTTTTAAGAGCCTTAATATTACCTCAAAGAAAAGTTGTAGTAGTGGGCGCTGCTTTTAGACAGTCAAAGGTTTTATTTGAATACATGGAGACTATATGGCGTAATTCTCCAATGCTTCGAGATATGTGCGACAGTGATAGTGGCCCACGCCGAGATACTGACAGATGTACACTTAGGCTAAATGAAAGTACAGTTACTTGCTTACCTCTTGGTGATGGTCAAAAGATTAGAGGTCAAAGAGCTAATGATATTATTGCTGATGAATTTGCATCTATACCTAGAGAGATATTTGAAAACGTTGTAGCTGGTTTTGCTGCTGTCAGCGCAGACCCTGTAGAAAATGTAAAGAGGCTAGCTGCGCAGAAAAAAGCAAAAGAACTAGGAGTAGAAATAATAGAAGAAGAAAAAGAAGTAAAAAAAGACAATCAAATCATCTTGTCAGGTACGGCTTATTATGATTTTAACCATTTTGCTAGTTACTGGAAGAAGTGGAAGTCTATCATACAAAGTCAAGGAGACAGAAATCGTCTTAGAGAAATATTTGGAGAAGACGCTCCAGAAAATTTTGATTGGACTCAGTACTCTATTATACGTATGCCTTATGAGCTTTTGCCAAGGGGCTTTATGGATGAAGATCAGGTAGCTAGATCTAAGGCTACAGTCCACAGCGGTATATATCAAATGGAGTATGGAGCTTGCTTTACCAGAGATAGTCAAGGATTTTTTAAGAGGTCTTTGATAGAATCCTGCGTAGCTTCTAGCAGTCATCCTATTAAAATTAATGATAATGAAATTATGTTTGAGGCTACGTTGATAGGTGATAAAAATAAAAGATATATCTTTGGTGTTGACCCTGCATCTGAAGTAGACAATTTTAGTATTGTAATATTAGAAGTAAATCCAGATCATAGAAAGATAGTACATTGCTGGACAACTAGCAGGTCAGAGCATAAAGAAAAAGTTAAACAAGGCTTGGCTTCAGAGACAGACTTCTATTCCTATTGCGCTAGAAAAATTAGAGACTTAATGAAACTGTTTCCATGTATACATATCGCATTAGACGCTCAGGGTGGTGGTATTGCAATTATGGAGTCTTTGCACGACAAAGATAAAATACAAGAGGGCGAATTACCTATCTGGCCCATCATCGACGAAAAGAAAGAAAAAGACACCGATGGAGAATCAGGTCTGCACATACTAGAGATGTGCCAGTTTGCTAAATACGAATGGTTGTCAGAAGCTAATCATGGTCTCAGAAAAGATTTTGAAGACAAAGTATTATTGTTTCCCTTCTTTGATGCAGTCAGTATAGATATTGCTAACCATCAAGATGGTATAAAAAGTCGTACATTCGACACCTTAGAAGAATGCGTATTAGATATAGAAGAATTGAAAGACGAATTAGCCATGATACAAATGACAGCTACATCAAGCGGTAGAGATCGTTGGGACACACCGCAGGTTGTCGTTGGAACTGGCAAGAAAAGCAAGATGAGAAAAGATAGATACTCTTCTTTGCTTATGGCTAATATGGCTGCTAGGGTCTTGCAGAGAACTCCAGAGCAAGCAGATTATAATTTTTATGGAGGTTTTGCCACTGGTGGTCATAAACCTAAAACTACTGATAAATTGTATAATGGACCTAGTTGGTTCGCTGATAACATGAAAGATGTGTATTAATTAATAACAATCCAATTACCAATCCCATTGAGGCTGAACATGAGCAATGATGACATGATTACTTGGCAAGAAGGCGACGATGAAGGCAAAGCAAAGGCTATGTCTCAGTTTTCTGATAATGTAGATTCATACAGCGGATTAAACAAAAGTCAAGGAAATCATTACAGACACTTTATTGACATTGAACCAAACAGATCCGTAAGACCCGGATTCAATCCAAGCGATTATCACGCATTCAGACCAGACGAAGCTGTCCCCAATCAACAGAGGCGCATTATTAAAATGTGCATGGACGCTTACGATAAGGTTGGTATCATTCGCAATATTATTGATCTCATGGGAGACTTTGGTAGTCAAGGCATTAATATTGTACATAAAGATAAGAGCGTAGAAAAGTTCTATCAGCAATGGTTTAAGAATGTACATGGAAAAGAAAGATCAGAAAGATTTCTTAATAACTTATATAAAACTGGAAATGTTATTATACATAGGAGTTATGCTGATATTACTCCACAGTTAAGAAATTATATGAAAGCCTTATCATCAGACATTAAGGTGGAAGTTCCTGAAACGGTTCCCAATCAAATACCTTGGAGGTACAATTTCTTCAACCCTCTTACTGTAAAGATGCGAGACGGTAACTTGTCTCTATTTATGGGTTTGAAAAATTACAGCATTACTACAAATTCGTTCTTTGATAAGTTTAAGGCTGGAGACATACCAGATCATGTCATAGAAAGTTTACCAGTAAATATTAAACAAAGCTTACTAAAGGGAGAAAGAGAGATTCCTCTTGATCCAGACAGACTTGGTATATACTATTATAAGAAGGATGATTGGCGACAGTGGGCAAACCCCATGATTTATGCAATTCTCGACGACATTATTATGTTGGAAAAAATGAGACTTGCTGACATGTCTGCGCTAGACGGCGCTATTTCAAACATTAGACTGTGGACGATTGGTAGTCTAGATCATAAGATTCTACCTAATAAAGCAGCTATTAATAAGCTTAGAGATATTCTTGCCAGTAACGTTGGTGGAGGCACTATGGAACTCGTTTGGGGTCCAGAACTATCATTTCAAGAATCTAGTAGTGAAGTGTACAAATTTTTAGGTTCCGAAAAGTACACCTCTGTATTGAACAGCATCTACGCTGGACTTGGTGTTCCACCAACGCTTACTGGTATGGCTGGAAATGGAGGTGGTTTTACAAATAACTTCATCTCCTTAAAAACTCTAGTAGAAAGATTACAATACGGCAGAGATCAGTTAATGAGGTTTTGGGAAAAAGAATTAGAAATTGTAAGAAAAGCTATGGGTTTCAGATACAAAGCTCATATACAATTTGATCAAATGACCTTATCTGACGAAGCTGCTGAAAAGAATCTTCTTATACAGCTTGCTGATAGAGATATTATTAGTCATGAGACTTTACTAGAAAGATTTAAAGAAATACCACAAATAGAAAATATAAGAATAAAGAGAGAATTAAACAAAAGAGATAGTGTTGGTCCAGAGAAGGCAGGACCATTTCATCCACCACCAGCGCCAGAAAAAAAGGAGGAACCTAATCTAGAAAAGGACAAGCCTAATCTAGATGAAAAGGTAGAGCTTCCACCACCTCCTGAAAATAAGCCATCTGATAATATAGATAATGAGATTGGCAGACCGCTGTTTAAGAAGGATGATGGTCCTAGAAAACATAGGGTTGATACTCCTAAATCTACTCCGGGCCTTGCAAAAACGATAGTGTGGGCAGAAACTGCATGGAATAAAGTATCTAGTATTCTTAATAATGCTTTTCTAAAATCTCACGGAAAGAAAAATCTGAGACAGCTAACCAAGGCTCAAGTCAAAGATTTAGAACAATTAAAATTAGACGTATTTACTAACCTTGGAACTCATGGGGCTGTGAATGAATCAGTCGTTGTAAATGCCCTTAAATCTGGAAAAAAGACCTCTCAAGCATTTAAGAAGATGCTCAAGGCTTCAGACGTAAATATAGATGATATGACTATAGATGATTATAGGCAGCATATCATAGGTCTGTTCGTAGAGTTGAATCTGGGCTAGTACACAGTTTTTTTAATAATTTGTGTATAAAGTTGAAGAGAGGAAGAAATGATAGTATATCCACAAGAAATTAAAGACGGTCTTGGCGAACTTGTACAAGCAAGTGCGAGTGTTGCTTATTGTGCGCCTGCACTTATTTGTTCAGATGCGCACCAAGAAGTCATTGAAATTGCCAACAAAGTTAAAGCACAAAGTGCTAATCCAAAACAAGTAGACTTGTTCTACATTAAGTCTGTTCTAGTCTCTACAGGCTGGAATAAAAATGACGATGTGTTTACTTCTGAAGCAACTTGGAATGCAAGAAGCACTCCAGAAGATAAACAATTTAATCTTATGCACAATGAGAACGACATCATTGGGCATATAACTGGTAGCTATGTCGTTGATCGAAATGGAAACCAGTTGGAAGACGATACTCAGCCAGATGATTTCGACATTATCACAGAGGCTGTGTTGTATAATAGTTGGACTGAAGCGGAAAATCGTAAACGTATGACTCAGATCATTGCTGAAATTGAAGAAGGTAAATGGTTTGTTTCTATGGAATGTTTATTCGCAGGGTTTGATTATGCATTACTAGATGAAAAAGGTACTGGACAACTCCTTTCTCGAAATGAGAGTTCAGCTTTTCTCACTAAGCACTTAAGAGCCTATGGTGGTACTGGAGAATATGAAGGCTATAAAATTGGTAGATCATTAAGAGAGATTGCATTTTCTGGTAAAGGTTTAGTTTCTAAGCCTGCCAATCCAAGAAGTGTAATTCTTGATGCTAGCAAGGCTTTCTGTGTTACCTCTAAAGCCGACATTAATTTAGATTTTTCTTTTACAGGAGAGAATG